GCTCCTCCGTGCTTTTGGTTAGATTGGTGGTGGTTTAATCCTTTGACAGGAGAAGAGACACCTTTGTGTAAGTGTGGACGAGTGTGTACACAGGTAGAGCAGTGCGAAAGGGCCTCGACACATGACGTGTTGAAGATGATTATTCAGATATACCGTTATCGTGTTGGATACCAAGAGCGCTCTGAGAAGCGCATGAGTGACTTTTTATCGCAGTTGGAAAGTGAGGATGATACCCTTGTGGCACTTGATAGTGCCTTTACCCAAGCTAGATGTAATAATCCGTTGTGTTATGCATGTGAACCAAATCTTGTCGCTAAAAGGGACATAATGGTGCACTACCTAACTTGGTCCCCATTTAGCGGTTTTAATCCAAACAATTCGCAACCAGTGGAGTCAATGATTATGTCGCATGCTGAGCACATTTCGTATTTGCGTAGTATTGTGTCCAATCGAGATGTTGCCAAGAACATTTTTGGTATTCGTAGTGCTTTTACACCCGTTTGTATTTCTGAATTTGCTCGTAAATTTAACTTCGTTGAGTTGCCAAGTCAAAACAAATTTCTTGATGAATATTTGATGCATATGAAACTTTGGAGTGCCTGTAATCAAGCCTCTAGGTTAGTACAAGTAAAAGATAGCATAATTCATTGTTTTTATGACGACAATATAATGCAGTCAGTAATGTCGAAACTGAAGTTAGTTGGCGCAGCCTTAGGTATGTGCGCACTAATATATAAAACATATACAACTACCAAACCATTTTTTAAAAAGAAAAACAGGCGTACTCCTAGAGAAGCCTTAGCGGTTGTTCAGAGTGCTGATGTACAGCACGATCAAGTGGTGAAATCTCTCTTGAGTTCAAATGTGCTAACATTGAGTGACGATGGATCTTTTTGCGGGTACGCGTTTGGTATTGGAGGATCTTTAGTTGTAATGAATAAACATATTTTCCACAGCATAGTTAAAGAACATACAAACATAACATTTTCAAAAATGACATCAAAAAAGAATAGGTTCTCTTACACGGTCACTGTGAAGTCGTTGGCCCAGTTGGAGTGCCCTAATAATGATTTGGTCTGTGTTAAAGTTTTTGGTTTTAACTGTCAGAATGTTTTACACCATATTGCTGACGATGTTCATACCACCCCATCTTTCAATGTGAGGTTGAGCCACTGGTCAGGAGATGACGATAAAGTCGTTGTGTCTATGAACAGTGGGATGGCCAGGTTGGGTCGCCCTGTCGCGGCATCCAACCCAGATGGGACTGTATATAAGTCTATTGACACCTTGGAATATGACATCGCAACCGAAAATGGCCAGTGCGGCGCTATCTTAACGCGTGTTGATGCCACCAAACGGTCCAAGATCGTTGGTATTCATGCTGCAGGTAGCCCGTGTGGTTCTAGAGGTATCGGCATCATTTTGAAAAAGAAATTTGTTGAGGAGTGCTTTTCACACTTTGATGTTGCAGTCACCCAGTTTCAAGCCACTACAGATATGGCATCCCATTTTGTATTTGGACAGAGTGACAACACCACACTCGAGGACGTACAAGTCTGTGGTAAAGCAACCAGTGTTGCCACTGTATATAAGTCTGAAATTTGTAAATCACCTTTGTATGGTGAGATAGCAGCACCTCCGTTGAAAAGACCCGCTTTGTTAAATCCTTTTGTTTTGAATGGTAAGTTGTTTGATCCTGTTGCTGAGTCTTTGAAATCGTATTCTCGTGGTGGCCTTCTATGCAATATGGAAGTCCTTAATGCGGCCACGGATGTATATAACCATGAATTGTTGAAAGAGACGACACGACCCATACATGCGGTCTTGTCGTTTGAAGAGACAGTCACAGGTTCGAAGGTTAAGGCCCCATACCTCAAGCCTATCAACCGTGGCACTGCTTCTGGCAGTCCTTCCAGGTTCCATGCTGATGTGGGAACCAAGAAACGGCAAGCGTTTGGTTTTGATGAGAATTACACGTTTGACACGCCAGGAGCTGTACATATTAAGAAGCAGTTTGACTAGGCTCTCGGAGCTTTGAAGAAGGGACCAATTCCAATGGTCTTTGTTGCTTTCCCGAAGGATGAGTTGAGGCCAACTGAAAAAGTAAAGGCTGGGAAGACTCGTGTTGTGTTTTCGTGTGATGTTGTAAATACACTTTTGATTCGTAAATATTTTGGAACTTTTGCATCGTGGTATCAAGATCCTGCCAATAGGTATAAGAATTCGTCGGCAGTAGGTATCAACGTTGCAGATCAATTTGAATTGAAGTCATTTGTTGAAAAACTAGGTAATGGTTCTCTCGATGTTAACGTGTATGCAGGGGATCATTCGAGTTTCGATAAGAATCTCCCGTCTTACGCTGTTGACAAAGTTTGGGCTGTTTACGAGGTCAACTTTGGCCATCTTTTGTCTGAAGAAGATCTTAAAATTGCAAAAAATATCTTTTATTCGTTTACAAAACCTTTCATTCAATATAAAGACTGTCTCATAGAGTGGGACAACTCTAACCCGTCTGGAAACCCAATCACAACAATTTTGAACACCATTTGTAATAATATCATTTTGCGTTATGGAGTTGCTCGTTCTCTTGGCGCTGAAGATTTCGTTTCGGCACGAAAAATGTTGAAGAAGATGTATGAGGAGCGTGTTGTTGAATATATATGTTATGGTGATGACAATGTGTGGAAGGTTGACACTCAGAAGTTGCTTTCGTACGGCACCGCTACTATTACGTACGCATCGATGACAAAAGCTATGGCCGAGATGGGCATGGTCTATACCGATGAAGAGAAGAATGCTGAGTTCAACGAATCGCATCGCACAGTTTTTGACGTTTCATTCTTGAAGAGGAAGGTGGCTTTAGAAGATGGTGTTCTGTATATGAGGTTGACCCTCGATACGATCACGCAAAACATTCAATGGGCCAAGAAGAAAGATGTCGATGGTGAGCTTTTCCGTGTAAAGGTGGAGGGTTTTCTTGATGAGTTGAGTGTACATACAAAGGAAGACTGGGATTTTTGGAGGTCTGATTTTCACGAAGCTGCTCAAAGGGTTGATCCCAAAAGACACTTTATGGTTAATTGGAACAAGAGTCAGTGCGACCGTCGAGCTGAGTATTTGGCTCGCGGTTGTGAGTACTGGTAAGTGCAACCCCTCATCTCAACCAGGTGATTTGAGGTATTTTAATTCCTGGGGTTCCTGGCGAAGAAGCACAACTCTCGCCTTGATACCGGTGTCGGCTAGTAGATCCGATGGTTCACCTGGTGCGCAGCCCGTTCCTTAAACCATTTAATATTGCACCTTGTAGGACTGAGCCCTCCTGCAAGTAGTTTAGCGGCTTACTGAAGAAACATTTCAAAAAACAAACATGGGTGTCTACAATCAAGACACCTCAAGTCCTGTCGTTCAGACAGGCACAACGTCATTTGTGGCAGATCCAGTGTCGGCTATTCAAAGTGTTGGCAGGTCCCAAGATGTGTACGATTTGTACACGCCTAACAGCACTAGCACCATTGCCGATTACCTGGCTAAGCCTTATCAAGTTTTTGCTGGTTCTTTCACTGTTGTTGATTCAATTGGAGCAATTTTGTATGCTTCAGACACAAAACCGTATTATACAAATTCATTAAAGATAAATAAGTTACAAGGTTTCTTTGGCTTACGTTCTACTTTGTGTATTCGTCTTGATTTGAATGGTACGCCCTATCATGCCGGGCGCCTTCGTTTGTGTTACTATCCTTGTTTCTCACTCAACGCGAGGAAGGGGAGTGCTCACATCACAAATGCCATTCCATTGTCCCAGCTGCCTGTGTTGACATCGAAGCGAATGAGTCGTCCGTTGTTTTACGTATTCCATACGTGGCCACATCACAGTTCATTGAGCTTACTGGTGGAGCGGTCGACTGGGGTCGTGTATATATTGCTGTTTTGTCCCCTTTACGGACAGGCCCTGATAATTTACTCGAGGTTAATTACCGTGTCTGGACTTGGATGGAAGATGTTGAGCTGTACGGTCAGACTCTCACTGCAGTCACTCAAGGTCCTAAACGCAAGAAGATTGCACCTTCAGATGCTGAGTCGAAGCCCGTCTCAACTTTCTTTGCCGAGCTCTCGTCCTTCGCTGCAAACATTTCATCAATTCCGTTGATTGGTTCTTATGCTGGCACTGTTTCATGGGCTGCTTCAGCTTTGAGTGGAGCAGCCTCGGCTTTCGGCTGGTCCAAGCCGCTTGTCACTTCATCGGTGTCCCGTGTATCATCTAATCCTGCACAGTGTTTTCCAAATTGTAATGCTGTTGAC